CACCATCTGGATTTAAAGTAGAACAGAAAAGAGATAAGTTCACCAGTAAAAAGATTGAAGCAGCATTGATGGGTCGTTGTCAAATGCGTCTATTTGATGCAGTCATTGGTCCTGATGTTGCTAAACACCGATCATCTGGTGCTCCTAATCTTATCCATTCTCTTGATGCGTCTTTGTTGGCAGGATAGCAAAGAGGCGACTCCCGCACGCCGAAGGAGCCAAGAGGAAATCTTAGCATTTCAACGCTTTGATGTCCCCTTTTCAGTTATTCATGATTCTGTGTTGTGTCGTGCTACTGACATGTCTCTTTTGAGTCATCTTGTCAGAGAAACATACATGGTATTATTTGCTGAAAATGATTTCCTAACTGACTTCGCTAAACAAATCGGTGCCACTGAGGCACCACCGATAATCGGGACTCTTAAACCAGAGTCCGTCATTAATTCTACCTATTTCTTCTGTTAATTATGTCTAAACTCAAGTGTCGTGCTGAAGATGTCCGTAAGACGGATGTCGTTACTCTCGAAGGCTATCAAGCCTGTATGAAAGAGGGTAAGTACGGATATAGCTTGACTGCTATTGTTGATGAAGAGACCGTGCATAAGCTTGGTCTTGATCGTGAGAAGCTCATTGATTGGTGTCTCACTAAAGTAAACAATCCTAAGCGTGCTGTTAAAAAGCCTGAGCCTTGGGAAGAGGTTGCTGAAAACAAATGGAAGATCAAGTTCTCTTGGAACAGTGAGATCCGTCCTGGTGTCGTTGATAGCAAAGGCACTGAGATTACTGATGAAGAGTTCCCCTTGTTTGGTGGTGCTCGTGTTAAGCTTGCATTCTTTCAGAAACCCTATGTCTTGCCTGATCAGTCCTTTGGTACCAGCCTGAAGCTGCTTGGTGTCCAAGTGATTGAACTTGGTGGTGAGGCTGGTGTCTCTGCTGGTAGCAGTGTCTCCGTTGGTGACCTGTTCGGTGAGACCGAAGGCTTTGTGATGGATGCTCAGCCTGCTGCTGAAATTGATGATGATTTCTAAATGAAATACCGCTCCGGGCTAGAAAGTAAGGTTGCTGATCTTATGACTAGCCTGGGAGTTTCCTTTGAATATGAAAGTACAAAGATCCCTTATGTCATTGAACATAAGTACATTCCTGATTTCATCTTACCATCTGGTATCATGATAGAATGTAAGGGTCTTTGGGAGCCTGAGGATCGACGCAAGATGCTCGCTGTAATGAAACAGAATCCCGAGCTTGATATTCGTATGGTCTTCCAGGCTCCATATAATCGTATTAGTAAGAAAAGTAAAACCACCTACGCACAATGGTGCGATCGCCATAACATACTATGGAGCTCATACACAGAGATTCCACTGAATTGGATAGTGAGTTCATAGAGCATACCAACTGCCCAGACTGCGGAAGCAGTGATGCGCTAGCGGTATACACTGATGGACATAGCTATTGTTTCTCCTGTCAAACCTACACCTCATCACACTCATCTGATGAACCTAAACTACTACGATCAAATGGAATGGAACGCAACCTACTGCGAGGATACCCTGTTCGCCTTCGGGGCAGAGGGTTATCCGAGCGAACCTGTCAGCGTTTCAAAATCTACAAAGATGACGAAAAGTTACGATTCCATTATTGCGACAGCACTGGAGCGGTCATTGCGGCTAAAGTAAGGACCAAAGACAAAGACTTTTATGTTGAGGGCAACCTAGATGGATCTTTTTTCGGGCAGCATCTATGCCCTAGTTCAGGAAAACGCATTGTCATCACAGAGGGAGAGCTCGATGCAGCATCATGTCTTGAGGTTGCACCAACGTGGCCTGTTGTATCGCTTCCAACCGGTGCTGCAGGCGCTAAGCGTTCTATCCAAAAGAACCTTGAGTTTCTCCAAGGCTATGATGAGATCGTTCTCTTCTTTGACAATGATGATCCCGGTCGTAAAGCTGCGGCTGATGCTGCTAGTGTGCTCCCTCCTGGCAAGGCTAAGCTATGCATCCTTAACGATTACAAGGACGCATCTGAGTGCCTACAAGCGGGAGACACGAAAGCTCTCGTACGTGCCATTTGGGACACGAAAGAATATCGCCCAGATGGAATCGTTGATGGGAAGACTCTCAAGAATCTAGTCACTGCACCCAACCCACCTAATGACCATGACTACCCCTATGATGGACTCAACAAGCTACTCCATGGCATTAGATATGGAGAGCTTACAACTATCACTGCAGGAAGCGGTATCGGAAAGTCCTCATTCTGCAGGGAGCTTGCAACTTCACTACTACAAAAAGGAGAGCGGGTCGGTTATCTGGCTCTTGAAGAATCAAACAGGCGCACTCTACTCGGTCTGATGTCCTCAGCGAGTGGCAAATCACTCCACCTTGGTGAACATGATACGGAAACTTTGGCTACCACTTACGACAATACTGTCGCTAATTGGGACCTGTTCCTCTTCGATGGCTTCGGATCTTATGATCCAGATATCATCTACAACCGCATCGAGTACCTTGCAACAGGACTTGAAACTAGGGTTGTGTTTCTCGACCATCTTTCTATCCTACTATCTGGCTTGGAAGGTGATGAGCGACGCATGATTGACACTACGATGACCAAGCTACGGTCATTAGTAGAACGCACAGGCATCGCACTGTTCCTTGTATCTCATCTCAAACGAACTCAATCTGATCAAAATCATGAAGAAGGAGCGAGAGTTACGCTTGGACAGTTGCGTGGAAGTGCGGCAATTGCTCAGTTGTCTGACTCAGTTATTGCACTCGAAAGAAATCAGCAAGACGGATCTCAACACTCTGATACAACTGTTAGAGTCCTCAAGAATCGCTATTCTGGCGAAACAGGAATTGCTTGTAGACTAGAGTACAACCTCGACAAATGTAAATTTACTGAAAATGAAGCTCAACCATTCGTCCAATTCGACGCCACAACAGACTTTTGAACACCCATGGTACCAGTACCTGAAGCGTCCCAACCCACCAACACAAGAGGCAGTGGAGCGTGCTAAATTCGTAGATAAGACATACGTTTGGAAAGCTAAGTGATTGTCTTCGACCTTGAGGCTGATGGATTGCCCCATGATGTTACCACTAT